TCAGTGTGTAGATAAGTATTTTCATGTGTATCCACAGGCAGGACAGATAGAATGTCACATCTCTCCTCTATTCAACATACAAAGGTATCAACCTGGCGGAGGATACAAGGTGTGGCATTTTGAGAGAGGTGCACAACGTGAGAATCGTGAGAGGTATCTCGTATGGATGACGTATCTGTCTGATAATCCTGACGGAGGCACTGAATGGATGTATCAGGACAAGTATGTTTCTGCTGTTAAGGGTAAAACTGTTATCTGGCCAGCAGAATGGACACACACTCACAGAGGTGTCATAGACGAGAAGAATGAAAAAACATTAATTACTGGTTGGATAGATATTGAGGGTGGGTTTGTTATCTAATGGATAAATTTATATACGAGTCTACGATCTCTGATGAGATCTGCGATGGTTTGATTGACTTTTACAATACCTCAGATCAATTTCAGAAGCATGCTGGTCAGATCAGCAACCGCAAGGCAGAGTCTAATGACAAGGAATCTACTGACTTGAGTATCCCTGTAAATTTTGTTGAGTTTGATAAACGACTAGATGCGTACTTTGAGTGTTTGCATCAGAAGTTCGTATCATACTTTGATAAGTTTGAACAGGCAAGACTACCGTGCAAGATCTCTGAGGTCTTTAATATACAATGGTATCCTAAAGGCGGTGGATATAAGATCTGGCACTTTGAGAGAACCAACAATAAGCACGCAATCCGTAGGCATCTTGTATGGATGACGTATCTTACGGATAATCCGAATGGTGGCACGGAGTTTTACTTCCAAGACCTCCATGTTCCTGCGGTTAAAGGTAAGACACTCATATGGCCTGCGGAATGGATGTACACACATAAGGGTCGTGTAGATAACGAGAACGAGAAGATGATAGTTACAGGATGGATGGAATTCACACCACAAGGAATGGGTAAACACACATGAATCTAATTTGCAATCTCCCATCAGAGAAAGTATGGGTACGAAAAGAATATCTCACTGATCACCAGAGTGGTCATGGAGAATTTACAGAAGGTGTCTGGGTAGCTGCAAAGAGCATACCTGGCAGAGCATTCTATTTTGAGACATACTTACCTGAGTATGGAGCAATGTATGATAAACTCCCGCTGAGTGCTTTTCTCCGAGCACCGAAAACACCGACGCCAGATATGAGTCTAGAGAATCTGCAATTCTGGAATTGTATGGACTATGGTGTGATGTGTATCAATAAAGGTTTCATTGCCTCTATGGATGCGGAGATACGCACAAGAGACCACGGGTTGATGAAAGGACAGTATCTTTTTACTCTTGATAATTATCATGCAAACATAGATGTGATAGATAATAATGTAAGCGAAACACCACAAGAGCATAAGAGTCATAACTGTATAGCATTAGAGAATGGTCAGTTTGCATTGTATCCAAATAATAGGATGCGTTTGTATGACCTCTCTATTACTCCTGATAAACCCAGAACACCAGACTTTAAGGTTTCTACCATAGAGTATCAAGTTGAGAATGGGACTGACTGGGGACGTTTAGGCGACACAGACGATTACTTTTGGGAAACACCTAAAGAAAAGGAGAGAGGACATGATGAAGGTTGATAAAAGCGAAGAGTTCATTAAGAGTGGCAAAAAACTCATCTCTGAATATGAGTCAGAATCTGCTCTTAAGAAAGTAAAGAAATCAAAGGACAAAGAGTTGTGGGAGATGGAGAGGAAGAGAGAATATTTAGAAGAATGGAGTGCAAGGCAAGAACATTGGAATAACTCGGATAAATAATAGCAGCTTGTGCTGTGTCTAATGCAATCGTTCCAAACATTCAAAGATTTGAGTGTTACATTCAAAAAACATCCTGTAACCGAAGATTTAATCTCGGTGAAGGATAAGACTGCGATTGCACAGTCTATTTCTAATTTACTTATGACCAATAGAGGTGAGAGACCTTTTCAACCTAGATTGGGTAGTGGTATTCGTGACAGTTTATTTGAACCACTAGATTATGCTTCAGCTGGAATGTTAAAAGGTAACATACAAGAAGTTATAGTAGAGTTTGAACCAAGAGTCAGGGTAATGAACATAATATGTCAACCTGATTTTGAAATGAATGGATACTATGTGGAATTGCAGTATGAAATTGTTGGCAGAGAAGACACACCGATAGCAGTAGAATTATTCTTAGAGCGTACAAGATAATGCCTTATACTCAGGTTGCCAATTTAGATTTTAACGAGATTAAAACAACTCTCAAAGAATACTTGAGAGCACAATCGGATTTTACTGATTACGATTTTGAGGGATCTACTCTTTCAATACTACTTGACACACTTGCTTATAACACATATTATACAGCGTTCAATACTAACTTGGTAGTCAATGAGTTATTCATTGATTCGGCAACACTTAGAGATAATGTAGTAGCATTAGCAAAGCAATTAGGATATAGACCAAAGTCTGCAACGTCACCTGTTGCCTTCGTTTCATTTACTGTAAACTACACTAACCCTACAAACGATAAAGAACTATTACTAAAGAAAGGAACTGGGTTTACATCAAATTTTGATAATAAACTTTTTAACTATGTTGTATTAGAAGATACAAAGGCACAGGTAGCAAATGATACAGCAACTTTTATCAATGTTCCTGTCTATGAGGGAACTCAGTTAATCAATACATTTGTTGTTGAGTCATCAAGCAAATCACAAAGATTTATTCTTGACAATCAGAATATAGACACTAATACTATCAGAGTTAGAGTGTTTCCTACTGGTGGATCTTTTAATGAACCATATCTTGTATCAGATAACATTCTAGGTGTTGATGCGACATCAAAAGTATTCTTCTTAGATGAGGTTGAGGACGAGAGATATGAAATCCTCATGGGTGATGGTGTATTAGGGAAAAAACTAGACGATGGTTCCAGAATAGAGGTATCATACTTAGTTACATCAGGACCTGAGAGTAATGGAGTTAGAACATTTACATTCTCTGGTGTATTAGAGAATCTTGATGGTCTTTCACCATCTGCATTTACAGTTACAATTAACTCAACTGTTGCTTCTGCTGGCGGTGAGGAGATAGAAAGCACACAGAAGATAAAATTTACTGCACCTAAAGCATATGGCACACAAGACCGTGCAGTGACCGCACAAGACTATGAGGCAATTGTAAGAAGAGTATATCCAGCTGTAAGTGACATTATAATTTTTGGTGGAGAGGATCAGACACCTCCAGAATATGGAAAAGTGTTTATTGTATTGAAACCAACTGATGCAAGTTATCTCACATCACTTACAAAAAATAAAATTATTGCAGATCTTAAGAAATATGTCGTTGCATCTGTAGAACCTAAGATAATAGATCCGTCTATTTTATTTGTTGAGTTAAATAGTAAAATTTTCTATAATGGTGGAATTACAGATCAAACACCAGCTGAGATAAGAGACAAAGTTATTGGTATTTTACAGTCTTATATTGATACAAGTGATACTGAGAAGTTTAATGGTAAATTTAGGTATAGTAAGTTTGTAGGTGTGATTGATGATGCCGATGCTAGTATCAATTCTAATCTTACAAGTCTCACAATGAGAAAAGATTTTTATCCAAGTCTCAACTCTACCTTTTATTACGAGGTATGTTATCAAAATGCTTTTGATAAAGATTGTGATGAACCAGTCTTGTCATCAACTGGGTTTAGGGTAACTGAGTATCCTAATTTTGATGTTTTTGTTGAGGATAGAGATGGCAAAATTGTGCTATATAGACTAGATACCGTAACTGGTGAAAAGGTTGTACTAGACAATGATATTGGTGATATAGAATATGATAAAGGTGAATTAAAAATGTACGCCTTAACTATTATCAAAGGTAGTTTCTTTGATAATCGTATTTCTTTGAGAGTTAAACCACTTTCTAATGACATACAAGCAAAACGTGAGGTTTATCTTGATGTTGATGTTGCTAATTCATCGTTCACTGCGTTTAAAGAGTAAGTAGATGCCATCTATAAAATCAAAGAGGATATCAACTCTTATTGAGTCACAACTTCCTGAGTTTATTACTTCTGAATATGAATTGTTTTCAAAATTCATTCAGAAATATTATGAAGCTCAAGAAGTGCAAGGTGGTACTTTAGACATCATTAACAATCTTCAAAAATATGCAGACATTGATTACTATGAAAAAAACTTACTTAGACAGTTTGATACTCTGGTCACTAGTATCTCTGATAATGACACTACAATTGTATTGGAAGATGCGACGAGTTTTCCAGAAAAAAACGGATATGTAAGAATAGACAACGAGATAATCTTCTATGAATCAAGAACAGGAACGACTTTACAATCAGCAGTTAGAGGTGTTAGCGGTAACACAACTCTTGGTGATCTTTATAGCTCGTCAGAGTACACCAGCACAGATGCAGCATCACATAGCTCTGGTACGAAGGTTCTTAACGTAAGTAATCTTTTTCTATATTCTTTTGTCAAGAATTTTGAGAGTCAATATCTAGGTTCTTTTCCTGAGAAATATCTTAAGGGTGAAGTAGATAAGAGAACCTTAATTAAGAACATACAAAAATTTTACAAAGCAAAAGGAACTACAAGTTCTATTGAATTTGTCTTCAATACTATTGTTGCTAAAGATCATACTAATAAACCAGAAGTCTATAAACCAAGAGATTTTACATACAAAGTATCCAATGCAGACTGGGTAAATGTCTACGCAATAAAAGCAAAAGTTATAACTGGTGATGTTAAGAGTTTAGTAGGAAAGAAAATAGTACAAGAAGAAAC